CGCACTGCCTGCAGGAGGACCCGTGAACGCGAGCGCCTCTCACTAACCGCACCTCGATGGCTCATATCCCGCGACCCAGCGTCAGCGACGCAGCGATGCGAAACTGCTCTTGATACTCACGCGCATATGTGCGCGCCGCAATCTTCTTGAACGGGAAGCGCGTCGTGTACGAAGGCGCATCCGAACTGAAGGTGAGCACGGCCTGCAATGGTCGTTGCACCGGACCGAACTGATTGGACACGCGATGATAGATACCAGGCTTCAGGTGTCCGCCGGCACGTGCGGCGAAGTAGCCCACTTTGCCCTTGCGCTTGCCCTTCCGGTTGCTGCCCTTGGTGGCGTTCTGCTCAGGGTCCGGTGATGCACGGACCTGAGACAGGATGCGGGTCACAACACTCGCTGGAATGTTGCCCTGTGCGTTCAGCTTGTACGAACGCGCGGGATACGCGAACTCGTTGCTCGCCATCACGCCTGCCGAACGAAGTGCGCGCTCGAACCGCTTCACTCTTCGAGGGCCGCCCTCTGTTTCTGGTGCCAGGTACTTGACCGGAGGCGTGCCCTTGCTGGCCTCATCACGCAGGAACACATCCCGCTCAAACGGCCCGCGCTTGTTGGCCGCCTTGGTCAGGAAGACAGACCCCTGCGTCAGGCCCACGGGGGCATTGAAGACCTGCGGGATCGTCGCCTTCAGCTCATCTCGAACCAACGCCGATGTGCGGTTGACCGCCAGCGAGGTGATGAAGGGCAGCTGCTCACGCTCGAGCTTCGAGAACGCGCGTTCCAGGTCCGAGGTGTCGACCTTCGCCGAGATCATCGCGGCCTCGCTGCGAGCGAACGTTAGACGGCGTCGGGTATGACGTCGTCCGAGGCCTGCACCTGGGCGCGCAGCGCTTCGAGTGCCGCGTCGACTTCGGGCGTTGTGCTGCCGGCATTGGCGATGGCGGCTTCAAGTTCCGCGATCTTGGCCAGCGTCTCGTCGCGGGTCTTGGCGACCTGGGCGGCGAGGGCTCCGAGGGCAGCAGCGTGTTCGGTTTGGTTGGTCAAGATCTTCTCCAGTCGAATGTGGACGAGTCGAAGGGATGCGAACAGCCCGGGTACAGACACCCGGGGCCGCTGGCCCAAAAGATTCAGCAGGCTCACGTCGCCGCGCGACAGCGCGCCGCGATGATGCCGCCCGTCAGCGGCTTGGTGATGGTCGCGCCGACGAACGAGGTGTAGGCGCCGACCAATGTCTCCAGGCAATTCGCACCGAGCGGCACGGAACCCACAGCCACGAACGCAAACTTGCCACCAGGTAGTGCCTGCAGCTCGTAGGCGATCGCGGCCACGGTAACCAGGGTCGGCGGCTTCGGCCGCGGGAACAACGTCACGGTCGAGTCAGCGGTCACCGTCGCTACCGTGATGAGCTTGCTGACCGTGGTCGAGGGGCTCGACTCGGCGCCCGCATCGTTCACTGTCTTCACACCGAAGTAGCGCGTGCCAGCCGGCAGGCCAGTGATCGTGATGGCGTTGGCGGGAGGAGGCACGAGAATCGGGGTCGCGCCGAACACCATGCCACTGGTCGTCGAGTGATAGACCTTGTAGCCGCCCTGATTCGTGTACGGAGTGCCGTCGACGTTCTGGGTCGCTGGCGTCCAACTGAGGTCGGCCGTACCCGTGCCGCCGGTGCAGGTGAGGGTGAAGGTGCTGGTGCCTAGGACATTGGCGACAACTTCGGTGCCGCCGGTCGCCGCCTTGGCGCCACTCCATCCGCCAGAGGCTGTGCACGAGCTCACTTCCTGCGCCGTCCAGGTCACCGTGACGCTGGTGGGCGCGGTCGTCGCCGCCGGCACGGCGGTGATGCTGATCGCAGGAGCCGCCTGCGCCGTGTTGAAGACCAGGCCGAGAATGCTGATAAGAGCGAGCACGGTGATCCACAGCGCCACCGAGGCCGGCAGGTAGTTGCGGTCGAGCCAGAATACGAACCGGTCGCTGAGCTTCATGCGCGTTTCTCCAAGGCGTAAGGCGCCGCGCCTGCGGGTCTCTGCAGACAAGCGTGCATGTGGGGTGATGGCCCGGGCGCGGCGTGATCGGGTAACTGGTAGCAGCGGTCGGAGTTGCACCGACGACCTTCGGGTTATGAGCCCAACGAGATGCTGCTTCTCTACGCTGCAACAGAAAAAAGCCGCCAACACGAAGAGCGTGGCGGCCGAATGCGGGAACAGCCCGCTCCACCAAGGACTGGAAATGACAACGCCCGCAGGGGGAGTGCGGGCGTTTTCGTCAACGGCTTACCTGGTCGGCGACCGCGTTCAGTGGCCGGTGGTGGCAACTAACGCAGCAGAGCAGGAAGGTAGTCGAGATACTCCAGAATTTTCAATGGCGAGATTTCAGCATCCGCACAACATCAGCCACCGTGCGCCTTGCGCGCTTCACGCGGCGGTAAAACTCCCCCACGTCGCAGTGACACGTTTTTGCCTTGTCCACGGCGCGTGCGTAGTGCAGGTAGTAGACGTGAAAGGCCTTCTTTTCCTTGCGATTGAGCTTCTCGACGCCCTCGTTCACCTGCGCCACCGTCTCCGGCATCTCGGGATCAACGGACGTGCCGCGCGCAGCGATGCCGACTTCCTTGGCCTTCATAAGCCGCCAGGCGACAGAGGTCGAGGCGAAGCCCAGGCCGTCGCCGTGCTGCTTCATCCAGTACGCCCACGCGTCCATGTCGGCCGCGATGTCGGTCGGGATCTCGTCGAGCAGGCCTCGGCGTCGGTCAATCGTTGAGGTCATGGACGACCAGGTGCTGCTTGGGGATTGAGTGCCCGTACACGTAATTGCGGGCGGTATTAGGGCTCACGTTCCACTTGAGGGCGAGCTCGGCGATCGAGGGCAGCTTCGCGCGTTGCTCGAGCACGACCGCGTACTGTCGGCGCAGCTCCGCCGCTTCGGCCAGGTGCTCGTCTGAGAGCGAGGGCTTGCGCCCGGCCCATCGTTTCGTTCGCGTCATGAGCGCTGGGACCTCCAGGCGCCGGGGAAGCCGGACTGCTGCATCAGGCCGGTCCGCACCTCGAGCGCGATCGCCTTGCGCTCGGCCGGCGGCAGCACGTGGTCGAAGAGCGGTTGTCGACGCTCGGCCTGCAGTTCGGCCCGCAGCTGCTGGCGCTTGGCCTGCTCGAGGCCGCGGATCGTGTCGCGCATGTGCATGACTTCGGCCTGCCGCTCCTTGGAGATCGACGTCTGCCCGGGCATGTTCGTGCTTCTCGGTCGCCCCATTTCCACCCTCCCCAACCCTTGGAATTTGTCCGCTCGGTGATAAGTCGCTAGACGCCAGATGCGGGAATTGATGCTGTCGCCGCATCCGACCCTGCCCCAAACCTGCCCCGCGTTTCTGCGCGCCTGAATGCTGCCGCGATGTCCTCTGGCGCTGCTGACAGGTAGATCGCCGTGATGCGCAGACTGCTGTGGCGCATCGCCCGCCGGATCGCTTCCGGGTTGCAGCCGGCATCTGCCATGGCGAGCGCGCAGGCGTGCCTGAAGCCGTGCAGGCCGCGCTTGCGCAGGCCGAGACCGATCAGTAGCGCATGCAATCGCTCGCGCAGCGCCTGCGCCGTCTCCGGTCGTCCTGTGGCGTCCCGGAACAGGTAGCCCGTGTCGCAGGCGTCGAACGTCTCGCGGTAGGCGGTGAGCTGATCGAGGAGCCCGGGCGGTGCGGCGAGCACCGCGGCACTGCCCTTGGTCTTGAGCGGCCTGATCTCGCCGTCGAGCGCCTGCTGGCGAACATCAACCAGGCCACGCTCGAGGTCGACGACGGGCCACTCGAGCCCGAGCACCTCGGAAGCGCGCAGGCCTAGCCGGTAGGCCAGCGCGTAGGCCGCTGCATCGCGCACCGTTGCCGCTCCGATGATGCGCAGGCACTCGGCATCGCTGAACGCCTTCTGGCGGACTGCAGCCGTCACCTTCGGGTTGGTCGGGATCTCACACTCGGCGAGCGTCGGCGGTGTCGCCGCGAGCCCTTCCCGCTTCGCCACCATCAGCATGCGGCGCAGCACCGCGAACCGTGCGCCGACGGTGGCTGGGGCGGCGCCGGCCTGCTGCTCGCGGTTGATGAAGGCCTGCGCAGCGAACCGGTCGATTTTGTGCACCGGCCCACTGAACGCGCCACGCAAGTGCGACTCGATGATGGACGTCTGCGTCGCGACCGTGCCCTTCGCCTTCTTCGACAGGTGGTCGAGCAGGTAGCGGTCGACCCATTCGTTCCACTCGATCGGTGTGCCGGCGTGCAACTCTCGCGGATCGATGTTGTCGAGGTAGCGGTCGGCCGCCTGGCGCGCGGCCGCCCGGGTGCGCAGCTCGTCGATCGTGCCGATCCGCACCCAGATACGTCGCGTCTGCCCTTCTCCGTCGGTGCGGCGGAGTTTCAGCCGCCACGTGCGGTGATCGAGGCGCAGCGTCCCGCGCTGCCTCACAGGCGGGCCCTCACCACGACGTTGTGCGTGCCCTTGCGCAAGTACTTCTCGATGTCGAGCGCACACTCCTGCCAGTGCCAGTACGTGTTCACGTAGTGGCCGAATCCGCGCAGCAGCGTGTGCTTGTCGATCTGGTTCGGTGTCAGCTGGTTGCGGCCCGCCTTCAATTCCCACCAGCCACCGACGTAGCCACCGCAGGCAAGCGGGAGCTGCAGGTCGGGGACGCCGTCCTGCACGCCCATCGACTTGAAGATCGCGGCCTCTCGCGGTGAGCGCCAGCCACCCGCCGGGTAGTGCCAGAGCAGCGTCGACAGCGGCCGCGCACCGACGCTGACGAAGGACGCCCATTGCATCAGCGCGATCTGGTCGAGTTGCTCGAGACGCTTCACGTGGAACGTTCCACCGGCCACCAGGTGAGCAATGGGCGAGGCCCGGGACGCTTTACCTCCTCGCCGCGGCGGATGTGGTGTGGCTCGAGCTCCTTCAGGCGGCGCGCGACCGCGTGGCGCTCAATGTTGGCGTAGCCGGCAATCTCGACGTACGTCGCGCCCGGGTGCGCCCGTACCGTGTCGAGCACGAGCTGCTGATGACCCTTGAGCACGCCGGAGCGGCGAACCCAATCCGCGGCTTCGTGCGAGCTGTTCGGATCGTCACGGCGAGCACGCGGTGTGTCGGTGCGCAGCCCTCGCGTTCCTTGGCGGCGATTCGCCCGTGCGCTGCTCAGGCTGAGCCAATCCAACTGATCAACGTTGGTGCTCATCGGCGAACCTCGTTCTCCGCGTGTTTCCAGCACGCCTGTCGCGCCTCGTCGGCCGTGGCGTGCATCCGAGTCCATGTCGGCGGCTCCCATCGCGCCTGCTCGGGCGGGCCGTGTCGACGAAACGTCTGGAACCGCTGCGTGCCATCCTCGGGTGACACCCGGCGAACGATCGTGTAACGCCCGCAAGCGCTGGCAATTGCGTCTTCGGCGAGGGTGCCGTCGCGCTCGAAGGCCTGGCGCCAGGTGTCGCGATCACGGAGGTCGGCCAGCGGAACCGTTTCGCCGGCGAGCGTTGCTCGCAGCATGGCGATGCCAGTCACAGTTTCGACAACCCGCCACGCACCGGCGCGTCGAGCAGAGGGGGCATGCCCACCAGGTGCGGCAATGCTTGGCGCGTTTCGGTCACGTCCTGCAGCTCGTCGTACACCTCGCAGAATCGGCGCTGGACCCACTTCAACTCGTCGAGATCGATGTGCCCCAGGTAGCGGCCCTGCGTGGCGATGTGCCGCGCCCGAACAATCAGCGGATCGTCGGTCGTGCCGCAGGCGATCTGCCACGCCTCACCCGCCGTCGGACGGCCCGCCTTGCGCAACTCGTGGAAATCCGCGGGCCGCGGCATGAACTTTGCCGTCGCCATCAGTCGCGCACTTGCCGCTTCGAACTCGGCGAGCGACCACGGGGCGAGCGCCAGCCAGTACGCATCGAGCAAGGGCCCACTCAGGTCGCGCTGGTACACCTCGGCCATGCCGGCCATGACGGCGCGGAAGCGCGTGAAGTCAGCCTGCTGCATTGCGCGCCTCCGGCGGGATCCAGTCGGCGACGGCGACGACGTTGCGGCGCGTTTGTGCGCTGAGGTCAGTTCGCGGCGGATCTCGGGCAAACCGCAAGCCAGCGTCGACGTGCTTCGCGTCCCGCAGAAAGACCTCGATGTCGTCGTACACCGTGGCCCGATCGTTCTGGCCCATGTGGTGCGGCGAGTGGCGATACCCGTCGATGGCCAGACGCAGGTCGTCGACGGTGTAATCCCGCAGCCGGTCTCGGATCAACTTCCTGCGCTTGCCGTCCAGTTGCGCCCGCGGGTGCCCGAAGGTCGTCCGCCAGTGACTGAAAACCACTTCGACATCGCCGGCGAACGGATCGTCGTCCCGCTCTGCGGGACAAGGTTCCGAAGGAACCCTCTTACTGGTCTTGGTCTTGGTCTGGTCTTGGTCTGGTAACGTGGTTGTTAACGCTCCTGTAACGCTGCCGCGTTTCCTGTGTGTCTCGACACGCTTCTGGGTGAGGGCTTTCTTGCGCGCCTCCGTGCCGTTATGTGCTTGAAAATTCGGGAGTTCAACCGTGTGATCGTCGATCTCCCGAAGCCAGTCCGGCGGGATGATCGAGCAGAAGCCGGGGATGCCAATTAGCTCGTCCAACTCGGCCGCCCCAAGGTCGAGCGTGTCGTCTTCCCGGGCGTGGGAGTCCGCGTATGACCACAATCTGACGAGTCCACCGCACACCAGCGTTACAGGGTGAAACGCTCCTGCGTTACAGATGCGTTTCAGGTCGCGGGCCATGCGCAGCACACGCGGGTCGGCCTCGATTTCCTTCTCCCACTTGATCCAGCCACTCACAACAAGAACCCTCCGGCTCGGTGACCAGCCGAGCACGCCGCCGAGTCACCGGTGCGCACGGACGGAGGGGGTTGTGTGCTGCCGAACCGACAGACGCCTGTACCAGGCCTACGGTTAAGTAGCGGAGCTATTGCCCACGAATGCTGCAGCGCGAAAAACAGGTTCACCGCCTGTCCCCCGGCTGCCACGCAATACCCTCGCTATCCAGATTATGTAAAGTTAACTTCGCGACATGGATCTTCTTCATCGCCCACTCGTGCAGAATTTGGCGGCAGATTTCGCTGCGCTCCTTGCCGGTCGCGCGCGCCTCCGCCGCCAGGACGCAGTGCGCCTCCGGCGTCAGCTTCACGCGCTGGTCGTGAAGTTCGAGGCTCATCGCATGAGCCTCATACGGACTGGTACTCGTCGGGTGGATAGATGTCAGGGCGCAGCTGGTGGCGCTTCACCTGCCCGTCCGTTGCTCGCTCGATCGGAATCGCCTGCTCGGCCGGCACGCGCCGACGGAACTTCTGGATCGCCTGGTAACTGACGCCGATCAGTTGGGCGAGCTTTCGTTGCCCACCGGCAATTCGTATCGCGCGATCAATAGGCGATTCAATGGGAGATGAAGTCATGGACGGCAATCTACAACCGATAGTTGCAGAACGTCAACAACTGATTCGTGTAATCCGTACGCAGACAATGCAACCCATGGTTGCTCTCATCAAAGACACTGAACGCCGGCGCTTCGCAGAGCGACTTAACGCCGCTTACGACAACAAGTACGGAGCACCGAAATCGGGTCGTCGGGCTTCCTGGCTCGCTCGCGAGCTCAAGATGCTAAATAACAACCAGAAGGTTGTATCCATTGAGTCGGCACGAAAATGGCTAGGCGGCGAATCGATGCCCGACCAAGTGCACATGGCTCTGCTTTCGAGACACTGCGGAAGATCCGTGCAGTTTCTGCAAACCGGGCAGGACGAACCCGGCAGCAAGGTCATGGAGCGGCGGACGGAAACCAGGCACCCCTTCCACGGAATACAACTCAGCCTCGAAGGTGCTCGCCTCGGCGAAGAGTGGGAGCGCCTTCCGTCGGTCTACAAGGCAACGATCCGAGAACAAATACGGCTGCTCGTCGCCGCACACAAACGACATGAGCTGCCGGATCTGGAGCCGGCGGAAAAACCAGAGAAAATTAAGCCAACAGCTCGAATTGAGGATCGAAGACGGCCCTCGTGACAAAGGGAAATCTAAATGGCAATAGTGAAGTGCCGAGAGTGCAACGCGGAAATTAGCAGCAAAGCGGCGGCCTGTCCGAAGTGCGGAAATCCGGTTCAATCCAGCAAAAGCAGTGGCGGCGGGTGCGGCAGAATTTTCGTGTATGCGCTCATCGGCCTCGCGGTGCTGATGGTGTTCGTCGTAACCAGCAATCAATCAGGCTCCGATGGCAAATCCGCCAAACCAGCGAGCCCAGCCGACCAGTCACAGAACATCGACAAAAGCCCAGCGATGCAGGAGAGCCGCCAGAAGTTGATTGTAAAACTGCATGTCATGGGCGTCTTCAAAAAAGTTGACTGCCGAAATCGAGCCGCGGATGTGTGGGTCGGTAGCGCGTTCGACGCACTGAGTTTTGATGACAAACAGAGTTTCGTCAGTGTCTTCTACGCGTGGTGCCACGACCGCATGGAGCTCGGCACGTTCGTGAAGGTGCGCAGCTTCACGACCAACAAAGAACTCGGCGTCTACACCGCCGATCGAGGGCTCCGGCTCGAATAATTCAACGTTGCTTTTGCGCGGCTGAATCAGCCTGGTTCAGCCGCCAATTGGACGCAGGTCACATTACAACTACAGGTTGTTGACAGACTGCAACCGATAGTTGTAATTTACCCTCCAACAAGCTCAAACGAGCTTGGAGGGAACGAGATGAACGCAGTCCAGATCCGCCGCCAGCACGAGGTCACGCAGACCCCTGCTCGCGCAGCCGCGCTGCACACGCTGTCGCAGCTCCGTGGTCGCCTTGATCTGCTCGAGGCCCGCATCGCCAGTGGTGAGCCCACGCTGACCCTGCTCGCCGCCGAGGTGGAACTCCTCGGCCAGCGCCTCGACCGCCAGGTCGCGAAGGTCGTCGACGACGAAACGAAATTCGTGGTGCCGGCATGAACAAGCACCCCCACCCAGTGTCCCAGGCCTCGAACGATCTGCGTGACTGCGCGCTGCAGGCTGCCCGTGACCTGCTGCTCGAGCGCAACGATGCACCGGTCAGCGACGAGCAGCTGCTGGTGATCATGTACCTCCGCGCGTTTCGCGCCGGCGTGCAGACGGCCAACGCCGCAACTGCCCACGTGCTCGATGAAGTGGATCGCGAGACGGGATCCGATCATCAACCGTACAGCAACGACAGCTGGCTGCCGGAACACATCCGGGAGTCACTCACCGGCGCGCGTTACCAGGCGGACTTGCTCGAGTTCGTTACCGATCAGGCGGTGTCCCATGTATGACGACTGGGACATCGTCGGCCTGGTGTTCTGCCTGTTCATGCTCGGCGGTTGCGTGCTGTTCTGGCTGATCCTCTGGCTCGACCGCAACAGCCCGTTCGTGAACACGCGCCGCAACATGGACGGGCGCAAGAGCATGGCGACGGACTGGCGAAAGCCGCAGTACCTGCCCGAGGACTGGCAGTGATGCCGGCCCCCACCTACCACGAGCACGTCTCGAAAGCACCCGAGTTCGAGGTGATCGAGTACGTCCCCGCACCCGATGCCGAGGCCTGCGCTCTGCGCGTGGCCCTCACCCGCGTGACCGAGGAGCGCAACCAGTGGCGCGAGGCATACCTGAAGCTGCAGCGTCAGGCCGCCGCCGGCACAAACCAGATCCACAACGGAGACATCGTCCGATGAGTCATGAGTGCCAGCGCTGCGGCGAGAACAAGCCCGCGGGTGAAATGGTGGTGCGTGGAGGCAAGCCGTCGCGCACGTGTGTTGAGTGCTTCCGCAAGGCGATGGGCAAGCCGCGAGCGGGCAAAGCCACGGCCAGCACGCGGGCGAAACGCAGCAAGCGCCAGGCACGTGAGGTCGAGACCCAAGTACCCGAACCGGTGACGATCGCCGGGCTGAGCCTCGAGATCTTGCCGGGCTTCGGATTTCGTGCGGGCATTGAGAATGAGCATCTGCAGCTCGAGCAGGATGCGGGCCAGGGCGAAGACGCGCGTACCGACAGCATCACGCTGAGCAAGACCGAGGCGAAGGTCTTCATCGTTCAGTTCGCGGAATGGGCGGGCGTGGAGCTGGCGGCATGAGCACCAAGGCAAAGACCGCGCTCCAGCGCTTCGCCGTCACCGAGGTAGCAATCGGCGCACTGACGCCCGACCCGAACCAGCCGCGCAAGGCCTTCGACGACAAGGCACTGCAGGGGCTCGCGGCCAGCATTGGCGAGCGCGGCATCCTGCAGCCGATCCTTGTTCGCCAGGACGGCAACCGCATCGTGATCGTCGACGGCGAGCGCCGCTGGCGCGCGGCGAAGCTCGCGAAGCTCAAGGTCGTGTCCGTGCTGCTCGCGGATCTCGACGAGGACGACGCACAGCAGCTGCTCGTTGACCAAGTGAGCGTGAACCAGTTCCACGAACACCTGCGCCCGATGGACCTCGCCCGCGTGCTGCGCTCGATGCGCGACGCCGGCAAGACCGTGAACGACATCGCGGCCATGCTCGCGAAGCAGGGCCACGAGGCATTGAAGCCGGCGCAAATCACGGCCATGTCCGATCTCGTGGACCTGCCCGAGTGGGTTCACGCAATGGTCAACGCCGAGGAGATCGAGGCCGGGCCGGCCGGCAAGCTGCTGCCGCTGATCGCGATCAAGGGTGTCGACAAGCCGCTGCAAAAGCGCCTGCACCAGGCGGCTGGATACACGGGCAAAGTTGCGGCGTCGAACGTTGAGCATGAAGCGAAGCGCGTCTTGGCCGACCTGTTCGCGGACCTTGGCCGGACTGACAGCTGGAGCAACAATCCCGTGCTGTTCGCGTGGAAAACGCGCTGCAAGGGCTGCGAGCACCTGCTGACGTTCGAGGGCAGCGGCTATTGCCGCAACGTGAAGCTGTTTCTCGAACACCAGAAGGAAGCCAAGGACGCTGGCCTGCTTCCGGGCGGCAAGCGCCCCGAGAAGCCGAAGCCGGTCACCGGCAAGGCCGCGGAGAAGGCCGAGGCCGCGAAGACCGAAGTGCGTGAGGCCTCGCTCGGCGAAAAGGCCCGCGACTACCTGCACAGTTACCTCGCTCGGAAGCTGCAGGGAGCGGTAGCCGATTCGCCACGCCTGGAGCGCGTGCTCGTCATTTGGGCTGCAATCAAGAAACCGGGGTCCTCCGGCGGCCGCGGTCCGCTTGGGGTGTTCTACGGTGGCGAGCCTGGCGCCAGCGCGGCGCAGTCGCAGGGCGTGGTCAGTCTTGAGTCGTTGCTGCTCGGCGACACGGATGACGAGACGGCGGCGATGGCAGCCGCCGCACAGGAAATCGTTTGCGATCTCCAATGGCGAGAGACACACGCCTTCGCTCGGTACTACTGGCCGAAGCTCGGCGATGTCTGGACGCCTGACGCAGCGTTCTTCGACCTGTTCCGCAAGGCCGAGCTCTTCCACCTCGCGGTGAAGCACGAGTGCAACCCGGGCGAGGGACGCCTGTGGGATCGCATGAAGGCCGGCGACGTCAAAGCGGCCCTGCTCAACGAGTCGCCGCGCATCACGCGGCCGGCCATTCTCGTCGATCTCTACGAGGGAGAGATCGACGAGCCCTACAACCCGCGGGGGTGGGACGAAGACGAAGACGACAGCCAGGACGAAGACGCGCTCGACGATGCGCCGCTCCCGGTTGAACAGCTGAGTGGCTGATCCTGAAATGACCCGTTACGCGCGCAACAACCCGGAGCGCGATCGCGCAATCGTCGCCGATCGCCGAGCGGGTGCGTTTTACAAAGTGATCGCCGCGAAGCATGACCTGACCGACGAGCGCGTCCGACAGATCTGCATCGCGGCCGGGCTCACCCGCCGCCGGCGCTCACGTTCGAAAAAGCAATGAGGACACCCATGACCACGTACACCAAGCTCGCAGCCGACCTGTCCCCAGTCGACACCGACCACCAGATCGTTCGCATAGAACACCCGCTGCTCGTGGTGCCGCTGCTCGTCACTGCTCACTTCGCGCCGAAGGAAATGACGTGGAAGGCCGCGAAGAAGTGGGCCGAGTCGTTGGATCTCGGCGGCCTCGCGTGGCGCCTGCCGACCATCGAGGAAGCGTTCTTCATCCCCGACCGCTCGAAGTACCCGGCGTACGACTCGACGGTCTTCGTCGGCGCGAAGGAAAAGTACCCGTGGATCTGGACCAGCACGGTCGATGCGGATGACCCCTCGGGCTTCGCGTGGGACGTCTATCTCCATGACGGCGATTCCGGCCGGTTCTACCAGGACGGTCTCTATCTCGTCCTCGCGGTCCGCGCCGGTCAGTAGTTTGGCCCTTGGCTCACCTCACCTGAGACACCCATGAACGCATTCAAGAATGACCTTCACGACCTTGTCGCGCGGCACGTTGCTGCGGCACCGCCCGCGAAGCTGTTTCACCTGGTCGAGGCCATGGCCGGCGATACGGAACCGGCCGCGGTCAAGTTCGATGCGCGGCCGCGCTTCCTGAAGCTCGACCCCGCATGCAAGGAGACCGCCGGCGACCACGTCGCGGTCTACGACCACACCACGGATCTCGTCTGGACGGCCGAGCCGCTGGGCAACGGATCCACGTTCAACCACGCCAACGCGCTCAAGGCATGCGCCGACCTCGAGCTGCTCGGCTCAGCGGGCTGGCGCGCACCGACGATTCAGGAGCTGCTGTCGATCGTCGACTACACGCGCTACGACCCGGCCGTCGACACGGAGTATTTCAAGGCCCCGTACGGCTGGACGTGGTCAGCCACTGAGGCGGCGTCGCCCTCGGGCGTCGCGTGGAGCGTCGATCTCACTGACGGCTATTCCGACCGGAACTACCAGGACTTTCGCAATCTCGTCCTCGCGGTCCGCGCCGGTCAGTCCCTGGGCTTTCGGTTCTGAAGCGCTGAAATGAACCGCGAGCTGCCACCAATCGCGAAGCTGGCCATGCGCGTCCTGGCTTGCGTCGAGGAAGCCGTCACGCGCTTCCCTCGCAGGCACCGGTACACGCTCGGCTCGGACCTCCGCAGTCGGGCGATGGCTGTGGCGCGTGCCACGCACATGGCGTGGCGCGACCAGACACGGCGGCAGCAGCGCGTGCACGAGCTGGCGCTCGCGATCGATGACCTGAAGATCACCCTGCAGCTCGGCAAAGAGGTGCAGGCATTCCGCAGCTTCGGACAGTTCGAAGCCGTGGCCCGACTCGTCAACGACCTCGGACGGCAATGTGGAGGGTGGCTGAAGCAGATGCGTTCTCAGGGCCAGAATGCGGCGAGCCAACCCTCGGCGCAGCGTGCCCCGACACTGAGTTCCCGTGCCGCCCTGCAAGGGGCATCACAGTGACGAAGATCCCCTACCCCTTCGGATGGGCATCCGGGTCCAAAGTGTGCGGGATAGCGTCGCCCTCGGGCTACGCGTGGAACGTCAATCTCAATGACGGCAATTCCAACCGGAACAACCAGGACAATCACAATCACGTCCTCGCGGTCCGCGCCGGTGAGTGTCAGGACGATGTTTCCTTCCGCGCCCTCCACGCGGCCTACCGCAAGGCGCGGCGCGGCAAGAAGCCGAGCGCCGACCAGCTCGCCTTCGACGCGAACTGGATCGACGAGCTGCTCGAGCTCGAGGAGCGGCTACGCGCAAGCACCTGGCACCCGTCGGCACCGACATGCTTCATCGCCGTGGCGCCCAAGGCCCGCGAGATCCACGCGCCGGCGTTCGCGGACCGCGTGGTGCACCACCTGATCGTCCCGCGCCTCGAGGCTATCTACGAGCCGACGTTCATCCACGACAGCCACTCGAACCGCATCGGCAAGGGCACGCACGTCGCGGTCCGACGCCTGCAGTCCTTCGTGCAGCAGGTCGCGAGCGGCCAGGGCGGCGGCTACTACCTGCAGCTCGACGTCCGCAACTTCTTCAACAGCATCCACCGGCCGACGCTGTACGCCATGCTCAAGGTGCGCATGGAGCGGGCCGGGCTGCCCGAGTGGCAGCGCCGGGCGGTTCACGCCCTACTCGCCTACCCGATCAGCCGGACCGGCGTGCGCTGGGCCTGCACACCCGCCGAGCGCGAGCAGGTGCCCGCACACAAGCGGCTGGAGAGCGCCGCGCCTGGCTGCGGGATCGCGATCGGCAACCTGTCGTCGCAGTTCTTCGCCAACGTCTATCTCGATCGGCTTGATCAGTTCGTGAAGCACGAGCTGAAGGTGCGGCGGTACGTCCGGTACGTGGACGATTTCGTGCTCGTGCACCGCGATCTAGTCCAGCTGGAAGTTTGGCGACTGAAAATACAGGAGTTTCTGCACAGTGAGCTTGGACTAGAACTGAAGGCCGAGCAGCGGCTCGCACCGCTGAGCCAGGGAATCGACTTCCTCGGCTACGTGACCTACCCGACGCACACGGTGGTGCGCCGTCGAGTCATTGGCCACGTTCGCGCGAAGCTCGCCGCCTGGGAACGTCTCCACGTGCGTGACGGGGAGATCCGCGGCAACCGCGAGGCCTGCGAGAAGCTGCGGGCCGTCTGGGCCAGCTACTGCGGACACTTCGGCCACGCCAGCAGCCATCAGCTGATGCAGCGGATCTTCGATCGCTTTCCCTGGCTCGTGTGGACAACGCTGGAGGTAAGCAATGAAGATTGAACGCATTATTGGCGTCGTCATATTCATCGCCCTGGGACTGCTAGTCGTCAAGGTGCTGACGGGGTGGCCGTGATCCTCGATGAAGCCGGACTCCGCTGGCAGATCCTCCGCTCGGCGATGGGTCCGCATGGCGAGGAATGCGTGCAACGGGGATGCGTACAGCACAAGCGCATCACCAGCCTGACGCAACGGCCCAACGCGGACGCCGGCTACGTGACGCTGTACTACGTGGACGGCCTGGCTAACCAGTACCACACGCCGGCTGAGGCGCTCCGGGCAATGAGGGAAAACCCGGCGTGAGCCCGGCCCTGCGCAACTTGGTGCAGCTGCTGGCCCGCCGCGCCTACGAGCGCGAGCGCCAGCGCGAGCAGGAACGGGAGAAATTGCCAGCTCCCCGACCGGCGGCGTAGGCTCCCGGCCCGCTGCACCGATACCGTCGGAGATCCCGTCGTGGGAATGTTTGACACCCTGATTGTTCGCCATGAGCTACCCAGCGCGCTGCGCAAGCCACCCATCGGCGCATGGTGGCAGACGCAGGATCTTGAATGCGTTTTGGAGACTTACACGCTCACCGAAGATGGTCGCCTGCTCGATCCGATGGGGCAGCTGCTTGCCTTTGATGGACCGCTTGAGTTCTACACAGGCGATCAGGGCTGGTGGTGGTTGTACGAAGCTCAGTTCATGTCCGGCGAGTTGCAAACCATCGCGCTGGTTGCGTGCACCGCTCCTGTTGGGGAGCAATAACGCTGATGCGCGCCGCCCTCTACGCCCGGTTCTCCACCGACAAACAGTCGAGCACCTCAGATCAGCTGCGCGTGTGTGCGGCGCTCGCAGAGCGCGAAGGCTTCACGGTCGTTCACCAGTTCACCGACGAGGCACTCAGCGGCGGCACGGCAAGCCGGCCAGGCTATCAGGCCATGCTGACCGCGGTGCGCGCCGGCGAAGTCCAGGTGATCGTCGCCGAGGATCAATCGCGTCTGTGGCGCAACATGGCCGAGCAGGCGCCGCGCATGGCCGAACTGATCGACCTCGGGGTGTTCGTCGTTACCCACGACAACGACACGCGGCAGGAGATGTCCGACTGGATGAGCGCCATCCTGGGCACCTCATCGCAGGTGTACCGCAAGGAGATCGGGCGCCGCGTCCGCCGCAGTGCCGAGGGACGAGCTCGAGCGGGCAAGCCGGTTGGCGGTCGCGCCTACGGCTACAGCTCGACGCGGGAAATCCTGCCGGACCAGGCCGAGGTCGTCCGCGAGATCTTCTCGCGGTTTGCCGCCGGCGACACGCTGCTGTCGATCGCCAGCGACCTGAACGTGCGTGGGGTTCCGTCCCCTGGCTCAGTGTGGACCCGCAAGACTCGACGAAGTGACGGCGCGTGGATGATCTCCGCGCTGCACTCGATGCTGAAGAACGACGTGTACACCGGCCAAATCGTCTGGAACCGCCGCACCTGGGTGCGCTCGGCCGTTGACTCGTCGAAACGCAGGCCGGTGATGAACCCGCCCAGCACATGGATCGTTCACGAGCGGCCAGATCTCCGGCTGGTCGACGAGGTCACCTGGCATCGCGTGCAGAAGCGCCTGGCGGAGCGGCGTGACTTCTACAAGCCGGGGCCGGGCGCCAGGTCGCAATACCTACTGTCCGGATTGCTCCGGTGTGGCATCTGCGGGGCGGCGTACGTGATCACGGCTCACCGGCCGGTGCGGTATGCGTGCTCGTCGCGCAAGCATGGGGGCGACTCGGTCTGCGGGAACCGGCTGACGCTCCGAAAGGACGTGGCCGAGGAGGCCCTGATCGCGCCCGTGGTCGAGCAGCTGCTGTCGCCGGCGGCGATCGACCTGGCCGTGAAGACGATGCAGCAGCTTGCGGCCGAGGCCGGCAAGCCGCCGACACCCGCGGCACTGGAAAAGATCGATGGCGAGCTGGCGGAGCTGCAACGCCTGACGGCGGCCGGAGTGTTGTCACAGGAGACGGTTGGGGAAATGCGTCAGCGATTGCTGGAACGCAGGGGCATGCTCGAGCGCGAGATCCGCAAGTCGAACGTGTCGCGGGCTGTCTTCGGGGCCGAACGCATCTACCGCGAAGCCGTGGCCGACATGCGGGAGATCCTGCAGGGGGACGATGTCCGCGCTGCGCAGGAAGTACTTCGGGATCTGGTCGGGGAGATTCCCCTGGTGCCGGACAGCACGGAGCCGGTGCTGTGGGCCCAGTTGGCCGCCCGCCCACTCGCTTTGGCAGCGGCAGGCGGGGTCAACTGGAGTGGTAGCGGGGGGCTGATTTGGAGCGGTTTGCAGGTCCGTTTGCCGGCCGGCTGGGGCTAGATCTGCCGTGCCGATTCGGCCGGAAAACAGGACTCGCTACCCGTCGGACTGGGCCTTGCGCAGCTACTTCGTCAGGTTCGTACGAGCGCGCGGGCTGTGCGAGTGGTGCGGTGCCGCGGATTTGTGCGCTCACCCGATCACGGGCTCCAAGGTCGTCCTGACGACGGCCCACGTCCACGACGATCGCCCGGAGGCCTCAGGCCTGCTTAACCTGGCCGCCCTCTGTCAGCGCTGCCACCTGCGGCACGATGCCAAACTGCATGCGCGCAACGCTCGAGCGAGGGTCATCGCGGAGTCTGGTCAGCTCGCCCTGCTTTGATTCCCGTCCACCAGGCGAGCCAGCCGGCTAATTCCTCAGAATCGAGGGCGCAGGCGGCGAGGTGGTCGGAAGTAGCTCGGTCAACCGCTTCGCCGTCTCCGGGCTCCGTGGCGGCACCAGCAGGCTGGGCGGCGGATCCGGCAACGAGGGGCACGGCGCTGCTACACCGACGTGCTTGGTGGTCTCGCAGCCGGCGAGCCAGGTCACGAGCACCAGCATCAGCAGCGACCAGCTTTGTCTGCAATTCATTTTCGATCCTCTCGGCGGTCACGCGGTCGGCGGCTGCGACGGTTTCGGCTTGCAGCACCGCGCCCGCGTAGGCCAGTGCGGCGGCGGTCTGGGAGTCGGTGCATTGCTGCAGGCTTGCCACGCTCTTCGCCAGCGCTTTTTCCGTGGCTTTCACGCGCTTGTGTGAGTCGTGCCAGACGGTGATCCGCCAGCCAGCGAACGCCGTGGCGATGACGATGGCGACGGACAGCACGACGCGGATCGTGAGCAGGTAGGGCTCGAGCGCGGCGCGGGCAGCGGCGAGGATCATGGCGGCCCCTTGAGGACACCGAAGACGTACGCGACGGAGCGTTCGATGCGGCGGATCTCGTTCTCGATCGCATTGGGATCCGCGAGCCTGCCCTGGTCCTTGGCCTCGATCAGCATGCGCAGTCCGGCCGCGTACTGGAGAGCGTGCTGCAGGTGATCGGACGGCGCGGACGGGTTCACGGCCCGATCATGCCCTGCAAACGCTTGCCGGCGGCGTCGGCGATCGACGGCATGAAGAAGCCGCCCAGGTAGGCGGCCAGCGGGTTCATCGGCTGCGTGTCGGTCGATCCAATCAGCGCGGCGAGTTCAGGCCAGCCACGGGCAATGTGCGGGATCACGAAGTAGCCGACGAAGAGCCCGATGATGGAGATCGCCAGCGAGTACGGGTCGGCGGTCCAGTAGGACATCAGCGACGGCTTTTCCTTGCCGGCTGCTTCGGCGACCAGGCGCGCCTTCTTAACCGCCTGCAGCCAATGCGTGAGCCAGCCGAGCGCGAGAAGGATGATGGTGAGCCAGGAGAAAGGGGCATTCATTTTCGGCCCTCGTGCTCAATGCTGTAGTGCGGAGTATCGCCGAAGTCCCCGCCGTAGCGGTGATCCACGCCAAGCCCTTTCCAGTAATCGCCGAGCAGCTGGTAGGCGTAAGCGTCCTGCAGCCAGGCGCCCGCACGGTCGTACAGCTGCAGGTCGATGGCCAGACGGTCGGTGTGCAGGCTCGCGCGGATACCGTTGGCCGCTTTACCGTTGTCTCGAATCTTCTTCGCCAGCAGCGGGAAGGCTCGCTCGAGCAGTTGCGCTACCTGCTCGCGGCCGGAGGCGCCGAGCGCGTTGATTTCCGCCTGTTCGTTTGAGCGGGCCACCTCGCCAATGGTCACGTCATATCCGAGCGAGTACGCATAGTCGAGCAGCCGTGGAACCTGCCGAGCGAACCGGCTTTGCTTCTGGCGCAGCGTCTCCGTCACGGTCAGTTCTCGCCCCGGTTCGCCTTGCCCGCCAGGTCAGTGCGCAATTGGTCGAAGCCTCGATTCATGGCGGTCTCCAGGCGCGTGATAGCGGCCGAGAAGTCATCACGGCGCATGTAGGTGTTCGCGGTGTCGTGCTGATTCTTGTTCACGGAATCAGCCAACGCCTGCATGTCCTCGCGCAGTTTCTTGAGGGAGTCCCACACGACCGTTGTCAATGCGCCCATCAGAAACGTCGCGATCCCGAAGGCGACATTGAATGCGGTCTGCCAATCCATGTTTCGTCAGGTCCTCGAGGTTAAAAGCGTTCACTGTAAATGCGGTTCTGCTAAGAGATTTCCGTGACCAGCAGCGATGAATTTCGGCGGCGCACGGTCGCGCCAGCGTTGCTTGTGTTTTGCGCCCATCGGTAACTGAACGTGCCGCCGCTCGCACCGACTTCGATCTGCACGGTGATCTGCGCGACGTTCGTCTGCGTGCCTGTGTTGGCCACCGCCTGCGACGTGTTCAGCGCGTCGCCCGACACAATCAGTACGGTTGAACCCACCGCGCCAGCCGCGAGGCTCGAGGTGGTCATCGTTGAATGTAGCCACACCCAGAACATCGATGTCGTCGTGCCGGTAAAGTTGAGATCCCACTTGGCATCGGCTGTCGCGTTCGTATCGGTCTGAACGTAGATCTCGATGCGGTACTTTTTGCTGGCCGTCAGCGTCGTTACAAGAGCCGCGTCATCCGCGAGAACGGCATCGCTTGCTTTCGACTGGTTGGCATTCGCATAGACGCCATACGTGCCACCGGCCGCGGCGCCTACCGACCCCCAAAGCGGATTGCCGCCGGCGCCGCTCGTCTGCAGGACATGGCCAGCCGTGCTACCGGCCGCGAGTCGGGCCCACGAGCTCGCTCCCCGGTACAGGATATCGCCTTGCGCCGCCGAACCAATGAAGTCCAGAAGCTCGGAAAGTGTGCAGTCTTCCGGGTCGCCAGTACTGCCGGTTTTGCGCGCCTTGATGGCGTTTGCGACCATGTTCGCGAGCTTCGCGTTCGTCACCGCGTCATTGGCAATCGTTGCCGCCGCGCTGCCTGGCCCGGTCGCCGTTACATCTCCGGTCAGAGCGCTGATGGCTCCGCTGCCACTGGTGAGCTGCGCGAACGCGATCGACGTACTGCCGACCGTGATCGTGGCATTCGTCGAGCAGGTCCACTGTGTATCAGCGAGAGTCGTTCCCTCACTCACGTAGACCGTCGCGTTGACGAGCTCGGCGCCGGTGTTGGCATCGAGCGCCCGGGTCGGTGCGCCGCTCGCGTTGACGGTGTAAATGCCGTTCTCGCTGGCGCTCGCCTGATCCTTAAGCAGGATTCGATCGCCGGTGGCCAATGTCACGCCGTCGACGGTGTCGCCATTCTCGAAGCTCGATGCGAGCGTGCCGGCGACCGTCGTCGCCGCCCGCACGGCCTGCTTCCACGAGATGCCGGCCACCAGGTTGTCAATGTACGACTTAACGGCCGCCTGCGTGGGAACGTTGCTGTTGCTATTTGCTGCCAGCGTCGTGTCGGTGTCGGAAGCTAGCGTCGCTACCGTGCCAAGACCGAGCGTCGTCCGCATTGCGGAGGTCGTCGTGTCATCCAGCACGGTACGAGCGGCGGCGGTGACAACGGACGAATCGAAGTTAAGCGCAGTTCCACCGCCACTGACTACGATGTCACCGTAGTCGCCGTCAGACAGCCCACCGCCCGTGCCGCCACTGATCTGTGCGAACACCAGCGACGTCGAACCGAGCGTGATCGGCGCATCCGTCGTGCACGAGAATTGCTTGTTTCCGTTCGCCGTCCCTTCGCTGACGAAGACAGTCGCACCCAGGATCTCGGCCGAGCTGTCGGCATCGGTCGCCCGGGAAGGCGCGCCGCTCGCCTTCACGACATAGATGCCGTTCTGGGACGCGGTTGACTGATCCTTTAGCAGTATGCGATCACCCGTGGCGAGCGTCACGCCGTCAACGGTGTCGCCGTTCTCGAAGGCACTGGCCAGCGTACCGTTCGCGGTGGTAGCGACGCGGACAGGCGCCTTCCACGCGAGCAGACGGATAGCCAGGTCCCACGGAGCAGGAGTCGTACCACCGGCGCCGTCGAAGGTTTGGTACGAGCCGCCGCCGTCGGCGACGTAGACAACGGGCGCGCCGTCAACTGTCTCGAAGACCCACTCCGACTCCTCTTCGTCCCAGGTCGCGACTTCGCCCGCGTGTCCAGCCCAGGCGCCGGTGGCGCCGGTCGGCACGTAGTAGGTGTCGCCATCCGCCGGCGAGCCAGGCGGCGCAGTGGTCGTCGCGGACAGCACCGTGCCGCCCGTCGAGTTCTCCTCGTCCGGCGTGTCGGGGCGGGTTGGAATTGCATCGACCGACGTTGCTGCCGTGTAGACCGACGTTGCAAGCCCGAAGATGTCCTCGGCAATGTCGATCTCGATCGAGCCGTCCTCGAGCGTGCCCTTGCGGATCGCCATGACCCGGTGCACGACATCGACGAGGCCTTCCTTCTCCCACGAGAACCGGAAGACGTGACCCTGCTGATACTTCCAGGCGCGCCGACTGCAACGAATGGTGCCGCGACCGAGCGGCGTCGAACGCTGTGCGAGTTCGCGCGCAGCGACTGTCTGCGCGACACCAGCGTTGCGGATGCCGGGGAACTGGACGGCCTGCGAAATCACGCGGCCTTGCGAGCGGATGTTGCCGAGGTCGTGAACGGGCACGCCCGTCGACTTGAAGCTGTCCGGATCGGTATAGAAGACGTTGATTTCGTTGACCGTCTCGCCCCAGCCCTGGCGCGAGTAACGGACCATCTCGATCACGGTGTCTTCGTCGATCAGGTCGAGGTCGGCAGCGACGTAGTTGTCGCGCAGCAATGTCAGCGTGTACTTGCCGGTCGTCGGATCTTCGCCGAGGACCATGCCGGCGTGTGAGCAGACCTCGCCCAGGAAGCCCTCGAGCTCGTCGGTGTTCACCCACTGGATGTTGAGACCGAAGTTCTCGGTGACGAACTGGTCGGCGGCGGCGCCGAAGGAAACCTCGTCGATCGACGCGCCGGGCTCGCCGTATCCAAAGTTCGAGTTCGTCAGCACCTCGTAGACGATGTGCGCCGGGTTCATGCCACCGTCAACCGTGACGTCAGCAGGGTTCCAGCAGGTCCCTCCTTCCCAGCCAGCCGCCGTGCGGCGAACCGTGAACGAGACCGGCTTCAGGTACTGGCTCTTGCCGACGTACCCACCCTTCCACACCACCGAGGTGACGCCGCGGTAGGCCGACAGCGGCGCCCCGATGTTGGCCAGCAGGTAGGCGTTCGGGGACTGGGTCTGTTCGCCCATGTCCAGATCGAAGAACCCAACCAGGCCGCCCTCGCCGTTCTTGCCGCCGAAGAGCTTCGGCAGGTCGATCGACTCGGTGCCGGAGGTCGAGCGGCTACCCGACCATGCAATCTTGTCGTCCCACTCCCAGGCCATGAACTCGTCGATCGGCCCGAACGACAGGACGTAGTGGAGGCCGAGGTAGTACTTGTAGCCCGTGGTCTGCGACGAGCCGAAGAGCGACTTCTTCTTGATCGGCTTCTTGTCGAGGTCGCCATACCAGACGACGTTCGGGCCGGTGATCCGCACCGTGCCGAAGATCACGGGGATCGAGCGCCCCTCCTCCGCGGTAGGAACCGTGAAGTCCTCGAGCGAAGCTGCCTTGGCTTTGGGTGGGCGTGGGGCGAGCGCAATGGAGATGATCGTCGTCGCGACGAACCAGATGGCTTGGACGACCCAGACTGGCCAGATCACTAGAACACGCTCCCGCCACCGTACGGATTCTTCTGCGGCACGTGCCGGAAGCCACCGTAGTTGTCCGAGTTCGAGAACGTGTCATCGCAGACGGTCATCTCGTGGGTGCAGCCCGCATACACGACGACCTCAGCGAGCGCTGCCAGACCGACGATCGGGTGCGTCACCTCGATCTCGTTGCCGACGTGGCGCTTTATGCCGCGGTATTCCATCCGGCCGCTGCCGGCATCCCATTCGAGCTCGCCGCCGGCGTAGTAGCCGTCCGGCTTCGTCGCAAAAGTGAACGACTGCAGCGTGACGCCAGAGACGGCCGACAAGCTCGCCGTGGTAGCAAACACCGCCTTGTTCGCGTTGCACTTGCTCGGCCCCTCGCCATAGAGCACGTGCGGACACGGGCGCTGGTACTTGCGCGTGAGGCCCAGGCGCTTGAGGCCCGTTAGCACGGGCTCACAGTGCAGCGTGGCCGAGATCGAGCCTTCAATGCTGCGGTCGATGACACGGCCCGACCAGATCAGCGCCCGCTCGGTGTCGCCAGCATGAATGCGGAACACAGAAAGCCGCACGACGTTCGAGGGTGGCGCCACACGGAACAGTTCACAGATAGGGAAGTCCCTGGCGACGGTAAGGTCGAGCGGCGAGCGCGAAAGCTCCTGTGTGTCCTCGATCGCCGAGCGCTTGATCGAGGCGGCCGTGAACGTGGTCACGAGGTCGTAGAGGTAGTCCTCGTGGTAGGAGGTGTAGCGCGTGACGGTCACCCCGGACGTGAACTCATAGAGCTCGATCGGCTGCCCGTCCTGCTCGCTGCCTTCGTAGGTATCAATGGGCATTGCGCGGTCCGGTCAATGTGACGGTGGCCTCGGCGACGCTGGCAGAGACCCATTCGATTTCGACCAGGTCGTCGTCGAGCCGGGCAAACATCATCCAACTGATGCGCCGCACGGCAGCGGGAGTGATGGTGGCACCGAGCGCGGTGCTCAGGGTCATGCGCTCGGTGTCGGCATCGACCAGTGCGAACGCGGACACCCGGCGGTAGTAGATCGTGCCGTCGACCAGCTCGATGCGGATGTCCTGCCGCCCGACATCGGCCGCGACAAACTGGGTGAGACCGACGTTTTCGACGTCGATGTTCACGGCGGACGGCGCGATCGTGTCGACGAGCTTCAGGTCGGAGGCGAACGTCGGGACCCAGATCCCGCGCCAGCGCCCGCGGCGCGCCCACAGGAACTTCCGCAGCGCGGCGATCTCGGTACGGTCGAAGGCCGACCAGAGCATCGTCTGCGCCGGCTCGGCGAGGCCTGAACGGTCCTGCACCAGCAGCGCACCGGTCAGGTTGTCGAGAACGTCCAGTTGACGACGGTAGGCAAGGCCCGGCTGGTCGCGCCAGTTCGGCTCGTGCTCGAGGACGGGCAGGCCTCGGTAGAGCGACTCGGCCGTGTACGTGACCGTGATCTGCTCGACCGTCTCGAAATCCGCGGAGCCTGTGGCCAGGTCGGTCGTGAACCGGCCGAGCCCTTGTGTGCCCGTCAGGCGCGCCTGGCGAGCCGGGTAGCAGGCCGTTCCGACTGGCCAGGAATTCAGCAGCGGTCGGGCCAGCGTGATTGAATCCGCAGCAACGGTATCGACCTCGAAGCTTTCGTAGCTGAGGCCATCTCCCGACAACAGCAGGCCGAGGCCTCCCACGTGGTAGTCACGGATAGCCGTTGTCAGCGGGATCGAGGTGGCGCCCGCCGTCAAGGGCGCCGCGATCTCGACGATGTCCGGCCAGATTGGCAGCACCCAGATCCGCGAGCCCCACGCGAACAGCTCCGACTCGAGCGTGCGGCGAAGCCGGCCGGCACAGTCGAACGTGAACGACCACCCCTGCCGCGGACCCTCGCGGAGTGAGAAGCGCTGCTCGGCGCCGGACTCGGCGCGCTGGACGTCTGTAAGCCAGGTCAGCGACTCTCGGACCGGATCGACCCAGTTGGGTGCGAAGTGCCAGGCAACGATGCGAACGCCCGTGATTTCGACCGTGATGTCGATCACGTCCGTATCGAAGAGGATCGTGGCGTCGATGGTCGGCGGGCCGTCCGTCGAGATCGCGAGTTCGTAGATCAGCTCCTGCCACGGCGCCAGCGTCAGTGGCGTGGCGGCGGGCTCGGTCAGCACGAGGCCATCGCCGTTTCCAAGTGTCACGTCGTTCAACGTTCGGTCGACGAAGTACGTCGAGAACAGCGAGATCTCGCGCACCTGGCTGGAAATCAGGTTGCCGAGCGCGAGCGTCAGCGGTGTGACGTGGATCCGGTTGTACCAGTGCAGGAACCCAAACGAGTCCGCTTCAAAGCCGACCTGAGCGTCATGCGGCTCCGGGCTCGGTGGGAAGTTGTCGGCATGCGTGCCGGCGAGTGCGGCCGATGGAATGATTGAGTCAGCCGTCGTGCTGTTCGTGTCTTTCCCGCCGAGTGCAGGGTTGGTCGGATCGCTGACGCTTACCCCGCCACTCGCCTCGAAGGCCGTGAACGTGGTCATGAGCGCAGGTAGGCGTACCCGTAGTGCCCTGACGACGGAGTCGAGCTGGGGTTCGCGCCGCTCGTGTCCGTTCGGGAAGTCACCGGCCAAAGCTGCCAGTCATCGCCACCGATGGCGAGAATTTCGCCAGGAACGTAGTTGCGGAGACTGCAGTAGCGCATCGCCGGCACCCGCCCGGCGATTGAGCGCAGCGAGCTCGCCCTATTCACAAACAGCTCGATTGGCCAGAGTGGCGTGCGAAGATTCCAACGCTGGTAGCCGGTGACGACAGCGTTGTACCACTTGCCATCGCCGCGGACCGAGCCCGTACCGTAGTCGATTGGCGCCGCAACAGCGTTCGCCGAGGCGACCAGTACGAAGTGATCGGTCTCACCGTCGTTGTCGCAGTGAAACTGACCGCGCGCGGTGCCCTCGTAGATCGTGTCCGCGATATAGCGGTGGTTCACACTGTTGGTGCGATTCGTGTCGTCAGAAGTCGTGTCGTGAAGGGTAGAGTCGGAATACCCGCCACCGGTCCACGTGCCGTACTTGATCAGGTCACACAGGATCCAGTGCCGATAGACGCCCGCCGAGATTTCGACCACGACACCGAGGAAGTCCTTCCCCTCCTCAGTCTCCGCGTAGAAGTGATAAGCCGTGTATGGACCGGCGCCCAGGTTGCAGATGTGTGTGATGCCGGAATGGTTCGGCTGAGCGTTCCAGGCCGATCCTGAGCTGTAAGACGTACAGCCGCGCGAGTCGAGCGAGTCGGCGTCGGCATTGACGCCGCAGAACACCGTGCCCTTCGAGAAGACCTTGCCGCTGGTCGGCGTCTGCACGGTCCAGCCGTTGCTGGTCGCAAAGGTGATGAGGTCGGCGAGCAGGTCGGAGGGATCGCTGGCTGCACCAGTCTGGTAGGGCATCGGTTACGCCTCGAGGATCGCGGCGTAGTTGTAGCGCGCGGTCCGATAGGTGTCTTGGAAGACGAGATAGGTATCACCCCCAATGGTCAGGTCGTCTTCGCTGACCGTGCCGAATCCAGACACCGCGTACGCCCCGTCCAATTCGCCATAAATGTCGGGAGTCGGATAGTTGCTCGTCAGGATCAGCGGGAACCGTGTGTAGGTGCCGTCAATGTTGTTGCGAAGCTCGCGCCAGCGGATCGCCGGCTTCACCGAGGTCGAGCCCGATCGATCTTGATAGGGATGCACGAAGTTTCCCGACGATGCGTTTGTTTCGGCTCCGGCGACGTCGACGAAATTCGAGGCGGCCACCCATGACCCGTTCGGCTGCAGCACTTGCGCACCGATGCCCGGGTCCCAGAAGTTGCGGAAGCTCTGGTTTTCCAGAGAAAAGCGCCCTGGCACCGAGTACGGCATGCCGAGGTAGTAGGGCTGACCGTATTCGCCCGGCGTGCCGTATTGCAGGAACTTGCCGATGTAGCTTGACGTGTAGACCGTCGAGCACTTGGTGACGACGATCACACGCTGCCCGTTGGCAAAGAACCAGTACGGGATCGACGTGTCGAGTGTCGGGTGGAACATCTGAGCCGAGGTTCCAGGCTGCAGCCAGTGCGCGAGGCCGCTGTCATACGCCCGGAACATCCAGCCATAGAAGCCGAAGACATCATCCCCGGTGCTTTCATACAGCTGCAGCCCGACGTGGATCTCCTCCGTGCCCGACAGGCCCGGAGCCTGGAATAGCACCGAACGGTCGCCCGTGCTGTAGTCGAGTTCGGTCCAGTTCTCGCCGGTGCCGATACCAGACGTCAGGAACGTGCGCAGCAGCTCGAACAGGTCGTCGTGATCGGTTGCGGTGCCGTAAGACGTTGTCACATGCTCACCTGACGATATTGCGGAGGGCGCCCTGATTGCGGTTCAGCCGCTTGACCAGGAAGCGATCGAAGTCCTCGGTGTCGAGCTGCTTCATCACGAGGCCCGGCTCGAGGCCGATCACGCCGGCGAATCCGGCCGCGCGATCGCCCGCCTTCGCCGGCCCGACGTCGCCCGTGATACCGCCGCCAGCCAGGCGGCGAGGCATTCCACGGATCGGCGTGTTCAGTGCCCGGTGGCCTGCGTTGATCTTGTGCAGCAGGTCGAGATTGCGGGCCGTCGCCGCGGCGTTGACCACAAACTCGCCATTGCTAACGAGTAGCGGCTTGCCCGAAGTCGTGATCGCCCGGATGCTGTCGCTGGTGCCGGTGCCGGGACCGCGCAGGCGCCCGCCACCCGTGGCGTCGATCGCGCCACCGCCGGCGAGGCCCACCACGCCGCCGCGCTTCAGCGGCGCGGAGTTGATCGCCGTCATGGAGTCGAATCCGCCGAGGCCACCACCACCGAAGCTGCCGAAGGCACTCATCGCGAGCTTGAGCAGCTGGGCCTGGATGTAGGTGGCGAGCATCTCCGCCGCAATGTTCTGCAGCGCGTTGGCCACGGTGCTGGCCAGCGACGTGAAGATGTCCCCGACGTCCTCGTAGTCCTGCAGGTTCGAAAGGACCTCGGTCAGCCCGCCCTGCAAGGCCTCCTGGGCGCCCTGCTCCAGCTTGATCAAGCTGTCGGACGCATTTTCAACAGTGATCTGGACCTGGCGGATCTGCTCGTTCAAGGCCTCGGCGTCGGCCTTGGCTTCCGGCGTGCCGACGGCCTGCGCGGCGCTGGTCGCCCGGCCGGCGATCGCCTGCAGGATTGCGAGGCGTTCTTTCTCGATCGCGAGGATGTCCTGCTCACCCTGGTACTGGGAGCGGATACCGAGCTCGACGTCCTGCTGGATCCGCGTACGCAGTCGCGACAGCTCATCGAGCGCGGCCTGGCCCTCCGCCAAGGCCTGCTCGAGGTCGATGCCGGCAACCGCTGACTTGCGGACCTGCGCGAACTGCGCGTCGTCCTGCGGCGTCACACCGCCGGTGGCGAGGGCGAGGATCTCTCGCTGCTTGGCCAGCTCAACGTCGAGCGCGCGGATCTTCGCCTGGCTCTGCTGGCCGGAGATTTCGAGGATGCGTTGCTCGAGTTCAAAGCGCGCATCGCCGGCGGCCTCGTCTGCGCGGCGCTGGTCTTCGGTGATCTTCGCCGCCTCGCGCGCGGCCTTCTCGGCTTCACGCTGGGCGTCGGCGGCAGCTTTGTCCCTGCCGCCCTTGCCAGCCGCAGCCGCTGCGGCATCAGCTTTCGCCAGTGCGGCAGCGACCTCGGCCTGCGCCTTTGACGTGTCAACCTTGATCGGCAGGACGATCGGCGGCGCATCC